GGCGTATCCATTCATCACACCACAGCCGAACGGTGTTCGGCTTGGTTTCAGTCTAGGTGACAAAAGTTTCCTAAAGACTAAAAATGTGTTCGAGAGGCCTGGGCCACATGACCACCCCTTAGGGGCGGCCACGCGTGCCGACGCCTTCTGCGACACTGTGCGATTCGTTCCAGGGATTTTTTACATTTGCGTAGGTGAAAAACCCCAGCGGGCCGCGTGTCTCAACATTCCCACTTGGAATCCCCAACGAGATGCAGCCAACGTTCATCGTTGGCCCATGCATACTTTGGCACCAGTGATGGAGTTGAGAGACGTGTTCCGTAGGATCGACGACAGGAGGAAGCTTGCCTTTGGCACTTCTTGTAGCTGCCCGCTGGGTAATCATGTTTGTGAGCATGTGAGAAATATTCTCGTCAATGCTCACCCTGACACCCGAATTCACCATGTCGTGGTTTTTAGCTACGACGTGTATGGGTTGCAACCAGCAACCATTGCGAGTTACCTTAATGGCCTGAAGGTCATAGGTTTTTCGGCTGAGTTCATTATGGCGGTCCACCAGTTCCCATCCCTGTCGGGCACCCTTTTCCAAGGTGAGAACACCTATCAATACTCCCCATGTGATTCCCGAGATTTGGCCGTAGGCTTTTTGTCAAATTGCATGATAACGGAGAGTGTTAAGGGAAATGGTACCACGCTTTATGGCCCACATTCCCCAACCCAGTGGGTGTGGAGGAGCCACAATGTCCCAGGCATGCCCGGCTGTTCTAGCGCCCATGATCTCATTTGGATGACTCATAGGTGCTATGGCCCCGATCAGGAAGTAACTGCTTTTCGTTTTGTGTACATTGCGCAAGAGACTCATGCCGTTATTAACTTCCCTCACATGCCGACTTTCGACGATCAACTCCCAATGGATCCGACCATTGTAGAGTTGCTGGCAACAAGGTGCCGGTACGCGAAAGTTGATCACACTGTACAGAAAACCATGACTTCCATGGCGTCGCGCATTATGTGCGGCACCTATGCTGAAGTGCCATTCACTTGCCCCCCGCCACTCATTGAGACCATGGTCGTTGCTTACACTTCAACCGCATTTGCCCGCGCTGTTGAAAGTTCAAGGCAAATCATGGCCGCTTGTGAGCCGCAAATGACCGCAGCCGATGCCGTGCAGAGGTTCACAGAAATGTGGCACTCTGAGCACCGATCGCAGCTATGGGTCATATTGTTGGCGTTGTGGGCCACATTCATAGCCGTCGGGCGGTTGACTTATATCCTCGTCACACAAGGTGTGGCTGGGGTGCATTTCCTCCCCGTGCTTGTTGTTGGCTCACTCTGGATATCTTGGCAAGTTGGCAAGGACTATCTCAGGCGTTATCGCCCTGTGAAGTTGTCCCACACAGTGTATATCTTGACCTTGGTGCTATTGTTGACCAGCGTGTCGGTGGTGGCCAAAGTGCCCGTTGAACAAGGAACCCTCATGGAAGGGGATGAGTCAGCACACTTTGGAACTTACCACGCCCACTGGCGACAAGTGCCCCTCTGCGAGTCCGCTAAAATGTCATACGCAGAGGAACCCCACCGTGAAGGTGCAGAACCACATCTCTTTGGAGTGACGACAGCTATGAGTCGTCCAGTGTTCTCTGCCAACTGCCAATGTAATGAAGTCACATCTTTGTGTACCAGAGCCCTTAGTGGCAAAGGTCAACCTGAAGAGGGGGTGTGGCAAGACATTGTGGCGGTTGGTGAGGCAGCCATTGAGGCCCTGGCCAAGGAGGCAGGGGTAAAGTGGGAGGTCCATAGGCAGAGCTTTGCCACTTGGATCACTCGACCAAGACTCAGTGCACATAAACGTGCTCTCTTGCTGGTAGCATGGCAAGACGTGTTGGAGTTTGGTTTGGACCTAGTTGATTTTATTCGGTCGGTTTTTGTCAAGATCGAGCCCATTTCTAAAATCATCAATGGCGAGTTCGAGGAGTATGATCCGCGCACTATCATGGGAATGTCTGATAAACTTCAGGCTTCAATTGGACCCTGGTTCACTCAGATTTCCAAAGTGACCAGGGATGTCCTCAATACATCAAGCCCCATCCTCTACGCAATTGGTTGCGATGGTAAAGAGGTGGGTCAGTGGTTTACCTATTGGTATAGGAAGTTTGGTAGTCACCGCGCCCAATTGGGCGAGGCTGATGCCTCACGTTTAGACCGCTCATTGGCTAGAGATGTTTTTGAGGCGCGCCGCGTTGGACTTAAGTCCCGTGGTGCTCCAAAATCAGTCGCGAAGGCCTATTCCACTAAGATCATGAAAAGGGGCTTCACCCGCCACGGGGTGTCGTTTAAACATGATGGGACTAGGGCTTCAGGGGATAGCGACACCTCTTGGGACAACACTATAATTGTGATTGAGTTTTGGATTCACACTTTCACCAACCTCGGGTACAAGCCCGGAGTGAATTATGCTATAGCAGTAGCTGGTGACGATGTTGTGTTCTTGTTTTCATGGGACACCAACATTGATGGACTAAGGGAAGGGGCGAATATTGCCAGCGCCAGGGCCGGGCTGAGCTGGAAACTTCACCTAAAACGCCGCTTGTGTGATCTCACCTTTTTGAGTGGGATATTCCTCCCCGACGACGGGGGGGATTTTGTGTTAGTGCCAAAACCAGGCCGCTTGTTGTCGCGGCTTGGGTGGAGCCGTCAACCTGTTGTTGACACACAATCACACATGCGGGCGATTGCGCTTGGACTGCGTGACGCCACCGAAAATGTACCCATTTCCCGTGCACTGACAAGTAAGATGTTAAACCTGTCAAAATCTCATGTCAATGATGAAACATTGTTGTTGACGTTCCAAAAGGCTCAGCCTTTCGCTTTGAGATTTTCAGGGTCAGTGGATTTCGGGGTCATGGCAACGTTGCAGTTGCTTGACAGGTACAACATCTCTTTGGGCGAGCTTCAGGACATTGAGCGCGCCATTGGTGCAATTGAGCAAGTGCCTTTTATTTTGGCACATCCAGGGGTGGAAAACATTGTAGTGAAAGATATCACGTGATCGATGTGATCCACCTAACCGGCTACCCACCACTGGGGGAAAACAAATTAGTGGTGAAAACGGTCTCACACCCGTTGCCGTTGGGAGTGCGCGGGCACTACAATAAAAGACTCCAAAATGAGTACTAAAGCAAGAAAACCAAAAGCCAAAATGGCTAATCAAACACCCAAGAAGAAGAAAACAACACCCAGGCAACCACCATCAGGTGGGTTTGTTGATCGAGCTCCTTCTAGAGCTCGGTCCTTGCAAGGTAATGACTTAGCTTTGCCAAGACTGAAAGCCGCTAAGGCGGGGCACCAGATTTCTGACCCCAAGGCGGTCACATGGAGTAAGCTCCTTATGAAGCCTTTTCAGTCCCAACAACAAGTCAAGATGCCTTTGCAATGGCGGGGGAACCCTTGTTCCTCTGTCACCTCCACAAACGTTGGCAGGTACGCTGTGCCGTTCATAGCGGGCTTGCCTTTTGTTACCATGTGGTTTTATCCCGATGGTGTCATGTCCACCAACGACCCAGAAAATAGAGCCAATGCCAAAATGCAGATCAACACCGTTGTTAGCAGTCAGGTAGTGGGGCCAAACCACAACCGTTGCATCATCGGAGGTGTCGTTGGTTCAGCCAACGCTGGTCTCGTGCATTGGGATTCTGGTTATGTTGACCCTTTTGTTGAGCAGGGCACTGCTGTTGACAACAACTGGGCTTTCCTCCCTTATGACACTAAGGATGACCCCTTTTTCTTCTCTGCCAACGCCTCAATTGCCATCCAAGAACAAGTCACGTGTCGCACTATTGCGTTTGGCGTCAGAGTTACTTACACTGGCGCACTCCAAAACACAGAAGGTTGGGTTGAGTTCATCAATCCTTACGAATGGCCAACAGCTCTTGCTGGTGCCAATGTTCCCTTCTCAGGATATCGCCGTGACCCGTCATATCGACGTGTGTACTTTTCCAAAGAGCGCACCGCTGAGTTTATATGGCGTCCAAATTGTGAAGGCCCAAAGTTCCTAGGCGCATACTCCATGGTTGCAGGGGTGAACAACACACAAGGTTGTCGGTTCTGCATCAAATCTGGTGCCATGGTTTCAGGTGACTCTTATCAAGTTGAGTGGATTTCCCATGTGGAGTATATTAACCCACATTCCCAATCGATTATGACTTTGTCGCCCCAGTCACATGATGCTGCTCACATTGGCAATGCGATCGTGACGTCTCATATTGCCAACTCACACTTAGCTGTTGAAGTTGAAGCCCACAAACATCTTGCTGAACCACATTCGTCCTCCCTGCTGAGTGCAGGTGAGGCTGCTCTAGCTGGCGCAGGTGGGTTAGGCGTTGCCAGGTCACTGGTGACACGTGCCTTGCCTTACCTTGCCCGTGCTGGCTCTGCAATCGTTGGTGGCGTTGAAAGCGCCGCCCCGATGCTTGCGACACTATTGTAGTGTCTACGCGTGGCCCCACGCCAATAAAGTAGTACCAAAGCGCATTATTTTCTCTAATGTCAGCATCATTCTTAAGAAAAACCGAAATTCGAGCCAATGACGCGGCTGGGTATGTTTCTCTGTTCTCGGAGCAACTGCCTGGTTGCGGAGGCTTAGTTGCCGGCAATGTCCGTGCAACAACTCTGCAGGCCCCCAGGATTATTGACGAAGGTGCACCGTGTTCTTTGAAACACACACACACCGTCGGCAACATTCAGGCCTACCTCCTACCCATGTCTGATGATGTGGTTAAGGAGAGCCCCAAGACATTTTGTGATCAAGATGGAAACGTCGCATTGAAGGTGTACACTGTTGTGTGCATTTTTGATGTTTGTCGCAGAACACGCGTTACGACGCATTTTGCGATGATTCACAAGATGGAGGGCTTTGAGCGATTCAAGTTGGACTATCAGAATCTGCAATTGAAAGACTGTGCCGAATACTCTTTGTTTCGTGCGGCCAAACAATGACCAAAACAAAACCAG